CCATACAGTTTAATGAGTCAAATCAAATCTAATATCAGACAGTTCCACAATTACCGTATGGAAGCAACGCTTAATCAAGACAGCATGAAAGATGATGAAAAAGCTGAATTATTCAACACTATCTTAGCTGCTGCAACAGGCATTACTGTAGAACTTTGTGCAAGTAATATCCTAAAAGTTGAACTAACTGATGAAAATCAGAAAAAGACTGAAGTGTCCGAGTCGAAACACATTTATGAATGGGTCAACAACATGGACAGTGCTACTTATAAAAAGATTATTAATTTAATCAAGACACTGGGAAATGCACAAATTGAGAGTGACACCACTATTAAATGTGCTGGTTGCACAAAAGACTACAAAACTGTTATTGATCTGGATCCTATAACTTTTTTCACATAAGGGCAATTAAGATGACTCCTAAGGAGTTACATGATTATACATCAGACTTAATTGCCCAGAGGGACAAATTCCAAACTAGTTTATTAGAAACTGCTGCATATAGCAACGGTTCGTTCCGTTATGAAGATCTATTACAAATGCCTGTTAAGCAATACAACAAACTCGAAGACATAGTAGTAAAGAAACTTAAACAGGATAGAGGAATTAAAGAACAATCAATGCTTTAACTATCATGTTCACGTTGTCTAACGACAACGGATTTATTCACTTCGTTCATAAATCATTTTTTTATTAAGGAATAATTTTTTTTAACTTGCCATGAAGTCTAGTCACACTTAGCCTGATTAAGGCTAGGCATGACCAGAAGAAAACTTGCCCGTTATCCACATCACACTACATCTCGATAAACCTTTATAACGCAAGGCAAGGGCGGTTGTGCGGTACCCTTTTACAATCTGCTTACAACGCAGGAACATAGACGGCCAGATGTAGCGACCAATCTACTACCCGTGAGTTCCAATAGTTCAGGAGAGCTCACTCATTTTGGTTTGTCAAACCAACGCATTGACTGCAACACACCACTCCATCGGCGACGAGCATTACCTCGGCAGAATCTTGGTGAGTCGAGGAGCCTCGACCAAACACGGTTGCTATGATAATTTTATTGAGAAGATTTAATAGCCAGGGTTTTGCGGTGTTCTAATAGTCGTTGACGCAGTATGTTACTGCCACCAACTCTTACATTTATAATGCCATTGTAATATTCGTCTGTTTCTAATACGCCGCGATCAAATTGTTCTTTTGCTTCGAGATAAGATAATTCGCCTTTGCTTTCACAATAGTATAGTATTTCACGAGTAAATTTATCTTCGCCAAGTTGTGCAACATCTGCATTTAGATGTTCGCTTGAGCCCCAGTATGTGCGCCAATCGCTTTCAACAGTTGTACGTCTTTTACGTGTTTTGCCTTTGAGAGGAGGTCTGGTTTTTTTAAATTGAGCTAATTTTTTGCCAATGTATTTTCGATTATTGGTTATATTTGTAATGAGATAGACGAAGCCTACACATGATTCTGGAAGTTCTGATACTACTTGCCCATTGTACTGCCAATCACTTGTCGCCACGTTTACTCATTTTTTCTAATGTATGGATACCAATATCGCTGATATCATCTATCTTTTTGTGTCCTGTATATTTTTTTCTAATAGTTTTTTCATTGGGACGTTCATAAATTGTAGTTAAATCACTGTAATCAATAAAATCATTATTAACATAATCACTAAGTGTAATGGTTTTTGTGTCATCACTGGTAATGGTAATGTAATCGTCGTCCCATGTAGTTACATTACTTTCTGGTATACTTAATGTAGCACCTGTATCAGGGTCTGTCAATGTAATTGTTTGATTATATTCATTTTCTTTATTCTTCGACATAATCTGTATCCGCATTAAACGTAGTAAAACCATTTTCTTTTAATACTTGTAGTGTGTTACTAACACGCCCTACAAGTTCATCACGGTGTGAGATCAAGAAAACGTTTTTATTCCTTTCACGTACCATTTTTTTCAGTACGCCCAACGATGATTCTACACCGTTGCTATCCATGCCTGAGTCTACTAGTTCGTCAATTGCCATAAAATTAATAGGTGTATTCATACTTTCAAATACATCCCTAAATGCCCAAGATAAGCCAAGGATAAGTCGGTTACGTTCGCCACGAGATAAGTTGTCAAAGTCTAATTCACGACCAAGTTCTGTAATTTCTACAGTTAAGTCTGGTTGGAATTGTACTTCATGTGGTAAGCCTAGTTTAGTTAAGTAATAGCCAAGTCGTGTGTTTAAGTAAGATAAGTTTTGTTCAATAATACGCTTACGTATAAAGCTGTCTTTATTAGTTAGCAGTTTCATCAAAAAGTCCTGATGATCACGTAGATTATTAAGATCATTCATTTTATTCCAGGAAATTTCTTGCAAGCCTTCGTTTTGTAGTGCCTCTATTTGATCTGTATATGGGTCCTGATCTGCCTGTTTGTTAGCCAATTGTGCCTGAAGTTGCACCACTTTATTTCTGTGATCGTGCGCATCGTTCACATTTTCATAAAAGGTTACTGGTGCTGAGCCTACTGCGCCTAGCGCATCTAATGCAATCTGATGCTCTTGCAACTGTGTATCATTTGTTAATACCTGCATAGCAGCATCTGTTTTCTGTAGTTCTTTTGATTTGAGAATTTCTTCTTGTTTATCGTCGTGCAAGTCTTGTCCACAAGTATGACACTTGTGATTAACCAGCAATGCGATTTCTTTTCCTAGCTTCTCAACTAGCTTTTCTTGTTTAGCATTGTCAAAATTAATACTGCTAATCCAGTCCTCTAATTGAGTACGGCGCTGTAAATTAACATGAAACACTGCTAGCTCACCATGTGCTGCTAATTCAGCTTCAATATCCAAATGTTCTAATTCGTTAATTGCTTCTTCAAAAGCTACAATATCGCTTGCTTTCTTGTCTTCCCATACTTTACGGCGGCGCTCCAGATCTTTAATACTTTTGGAAATAGCCGTATTTGCTTCTTCTACCCCTTTAATGCGATATTCTTCTTCCTTGATAGCATCTCTGGTGTCTTTCATTTGATCTTTAAGTACATTGGCTTTTTCACTAAGCATAGTAATACCCAGCAATTGCTCAATAATATCTCGCTGATCGTTTGCCCGCATACTTAAAAACGGTTCGGTATAAGTGTTTAATGCCATAATATGCTTAAACATAGTATGACTCATACCCAACAGTTTTTCAATTTCTTGTTGTGTTAAACGTCCTTCGCCCTGACCTTCATCAGTTCCGTTTTCCAACATGTCATGGTTGTTAACCATAAATTTAAAAATATTAGGTTTACGTCCACGCTCTACTCTATATTCCATTCCGTCAACTTCAAAATCAACTGTAACCAACATTCCTTTGTTGTTGGTTTTGTTAATTAGGTTGTCTTTGCGGATATTTGTTAGTGCAGTGCCATATAGTCCATAGCTGAGTGCATTAATAATTGTGGTTTTACCAGTACCATTACGACTACCATCACCACCCAAATCCACATTATTCCCCAGTACAAGTGTTAGTCCTGCGTCAGTAAACCGTACGGCTTGCGTAACGTTACCCACACTCATGAAGTTTTTTACGGTTACGTTTTTAATATTAATCATAGGTTTGCATAGATATCCATTAGCATTTTGCTGTTAATCATATCACTATCAACAGCTTTTAATTGATTATACACTATCTGGTCCACATTTTCAACCTCTATTTCATTGTCAGTTTTCCAGTCTGTTGCATGCTCTTCTTTTTTAGCAGGCATTAGTGCAATTTCTCTGAGTTTATATTGTTTAGCAAATGTTTCTTTAATGAAGTTTGCTTCCTCATAGCTGATGGGTACATCCAGTGTTACCCTACAATATGTATTTTCGCTCAAATAATAATCTGGATTATCAATGAGCTTACTCAATGGCAGTGTACGATACTTGGGACCATCAGGCCAGTTAATATATTGTGGTTCGCCATCCCATTCAAGTATCATCATACCACGTTCATCATCCCATGCATCCGCATAGTTGTGTGCAAAGGGACTGCCCAGGTAATGAACATTTTTGTTGTACTGTCGTTTGTGGAAATGTCCACTAAACACATATTCAGGACCAGTAAAATCCTCTGCTTTAAGTCCGCCATGATCTGGCATTGTGACCATAGCATTCATTTTAAAGTTTGGTAATTCAAAATGACCAAAGACATAACGGCTTTTCAGCTTTGTCATCTTTTTCCATTCTTCTTCCACTAGCCAAGGCACAAGTGTAACACCGTCACGCTCAATCATATTATCATTGATAATGTGTACATTTTCATGTAAGTCTGCATACGGCACACTGTGGATTTCACGCTTTTCACGATAATATAGATCGTGGTTGCCCATGATCATATACACATTTTCAAATGCTTCACTTAGTC